ATGCAAGCCGTTTATGCGCGCTGATACCGATTGTGCAGGTAGGTCTAACAGCACACTTATTTCGTCTGCTGTCATGCCTTTGGCTTCTGTGCGTCCAGCCCACTTAATCCAAAAATGGACTAGTTCGCGTTGTTTGCCTGCGTGTGGTTTGGCTGCTTCGCCTGCTTCGCGTGACGTGTCTGGCGCGTTGTGTGCGATTGCTACAGATGGATAATCGAGCGCAACTTGTGTGCGTTCTCCAGCCAATCCAAGTGTTGTTGTAAACATTTCTAGTTGGTTGTTCATGTCGGGTTCTTTCTTTTAGTCGGGTTTATTGGTTTTACCTTAGTACACGCTTTGAGGTCAGGATGTAACCACATGATCTTTGTTGGGTTGTGCCGGTGTCGTGTGCCGTGCATTGTTAGACCGCATAATTTACAAGGCGCGTATAACATTTATGGCCGCTTTCAGCACTGCAGCATTAAAGTGATTTACTTCGCCGCCGATTGTCATAAATGCGTCATACATAATTACCAATTCGTCTAGCAAGATGCTGTGGTCTGGCACTTGGCTTGGCACGTGGTTTGGGCGCACTATTTCGTCAATCAAGTTGGTAAACACTTTGCCTAATTTGTCGCTGTAAGTATCGGGATACATTGCTTGTCTCGTTTCTTGTGTAATGCCTATGTCGGTGTATGGAATATCAGCCATGTGTGCTTGACCATGCTTGCCAGCCAAGAATACGGTAAACCTGTAACGCGGCTCGGATGTTTACATCTGGGTAAAACAGATCGTCCAGTTTTGTAATGATGCCAGCCTCGATTAGCCACGCTTCGTGAATACCGTTGACCTGCCACAAGCCTCTAGACCCGCCGTTTGAGTCTTTACCGTTCCATGCCAATGGATTGCAGCGCGACTCACGGAACATCACGCGTGCCATTGTCGGTGCTTGATCTGCAGGCCAGCCAGCCGTGATCGCATCAGCCACGTACTCGGCACAGCCTTTAGGCACGGTAGTGGTTGTAGCCGGCGCAGCTTTCGTGGTGGGCACAATGCTCGTCAGGGTTATGGTCTGTTGTCCTGTGGTCTTTGGCAGGCTGTCAGGCGCTTTGTGAGCGTCCCAGAGCAGGGTTAAACACGCTAAGCCACTTAGTGCCCATGCGCCTAATTTGATCGCTAAATAGGTCATTTTTTCTCCAATTGGTAAGGGGTTTGCCATGAGTCACCGATTGCGTCTTTAAACGCAATTTGTGCGTGTAGCACTTTGTCGGTCTTTGGGTCACGAAATATCTGAACAAGCACGTGTTGTTGGCTGTCCATGATGGTTGTGTAAACCTCATAAATGTATGTTTTTGCGTCTGCCATAATGCATCTCCTATCGTCGGTGTTTCCACCATAGGGCATTACTGTGGCAGTTCGGTGAATACCCTTTTAAACGCTTGCTGTATAAGGTTTGCAGGCTGGTTAACAAACATTGGTGAAACCTCTACGTGCAGCCAATCGCCACCCGGCGCACCGTGTATTTCTGGCTTGCTGTACGACTTCCACGCTTGACGATCACAGCGCCAACCTCGCCCAAATGCTTTAGGAAAATAATCCAGCACGCACTCAACACCTAACTCGTTTGCGTTAGCAAGCACAATATTTAAAAACGCAATAGCACCTTTACGGCTTGCTTTAGGTTGTTTCTCTGACATCCTGTACGACAAATCAACGGCTCGACCAGTGGCATGAACACTTAAGTTTGCAGAGCCGCGCATATCGCGTACACCCCAACTGCCGTTATTCCACAGCGCGCCGTTGCTGTATTTGATTGCTTGACGTATCCACTCATCCATGCCCGGTATTGGGCCTGCAGCTGCACCGTCACTGTTACCTGTGTATGGCCGTGAGCCAACCACTTTAGGGTTTGCAGGAATAACGGTCATGGTGCTGTAACTGGCTCTGCTGGTTTGCGCTTAAGTCCGTTAGCGGCAACAAGTCCAGAGAGTGTGCCAGTCATAAACACGGTGAGTGTCGAGAGCAAGTCAATAAATTGTGCGTCATTGGGTGATTGCTCTAATGGCTGGGTAACAAACAACAATCCGTACACAAAGCCGATAACGGTTATTGCAAACGTCACGGCAATGGTGCAACCGACAAACACGATCATGCGCGCGTGTAGGTGTTCTATTTCTGATTTTTCTTTAGTCATTAGTTACCCTTTCGCATTGTGTCATTGTTGAGCATCGTGTCATTGGGCCTGTTTTAGGCGCGTTTTGTCGTGTTGTTTCGCACGCGGTCAGCACAAGTGCGAGCATGACGCTAGCCAGCAGTAGGCGTGGTTTCATTGGTTGGCTTTGTTGGAAAGTCTGCAATTTCTGATGGTTTCCATGTTGCAGGAAAATCACGCAACGCTTGACGATATGTTGCCCACGCGGTTTTATCGGTTGGTGAGTCTGTGTGCATTGTCCAATCGCATTGTGCAAGCAACAAGTTGCGTTGATGTTTCATGCGTGCTGTAAAAATGTCGTTGTTGTCTGTAACATCTAAGCCAATTTCATTTAAGTTCATGCTGCCTCATAACACATATTTACTAAACCGCCACGGTTGCTCAATAACCAGCCTGAACCTAAATAATCGTACATAGTTACTTGAGTGGCCGAAGTTTTTGCTGCTTGCAACATGAAACCTACAGATACATATTCTCGGCCGCAGCCTAAAACACTACCGTTTATTATTGCAGTAGAGGGCGTTATTGGAAGTGTTGTTACCAATCCTGCGCCAGTAGCCGTTCCGACATTTGACACTGAATATCCAAACTGAACAAAAACAAGATTTTGTATTCTTGCGTATCTTGCTAAACTGACAGTTCCCGAGGTAATTGTTCCAGCGTTAGCCGTAACAGTCGGTGTCCATGTTTCCCACGTCGCACCAATTTGGTTCATAATGGCAGCAGTAAGAACTTGACCAGTTGTTAGTCCTGCGGTGTATTGTGTAGCCATATCTAATATCCTAACCTGTTGTAGTCAAGCCTGCCGAACACCGTGTTATCTAAGATCAGCGTGTTGTTTAGGTCTGCACCCGAAAAGTAAAAGGTGTAGGACGAACCGCCCGGTGTGGCAGACATGGTGACACCCTCGACTATGCACTGGTAGGTTGTGCCGCGAAACGCTACAGACACTTGACTGCCAGGTGCATTGTAAAGAGCGTCACCCACACCAACAATGTCAAGGGCAAAACTGGTTTGAGACTCACCGCTACAAGTCAAAGAAAGTATTGCAAATTTTGATGTGCCGTAGTTGCCTAAAAGGTAGTTGGCGTAGTCAGTGGCTTGCGCTGTGCTTGCGTTAAATGTATTCGTTTGATAAGTGCGGTAAGGCGCAACAGCACCAGCATTTGTTACTGTCGCAGACCCAAAACTTTCTGGGCTGACTGTTACTTGTGTATAAAAGTTGTCTGCAAGACTGCCAAAGTTAATTTTGTTGTAAACTTGATTAGTTGCATTGTTTGCTGTGTCCGAAAAATTAACTGCCGAAATTACATTGCTAAAAGGACTTAAAATTTGTGTAACAAAAAATGACTCTCGTATTCTGGCATTTAATGTTTGACACGCTTTAGCAACCCAATCACCCCAAGTTCCGCTTATTGTTGTTTCTGCCATGACTGGGTTAGAACCGCCACCGCCAAAAAAGATGTTTAAACCTGTTTGTGTCTCAACGTCAATGCATTGAGCAGACATTGTGTCTGATGCGAGAACGTAATTTTGTCCTTGCATACGCCCAAATTGTGCAAATGTACCTTCAAAACTAATAGTTAAATAATCTGCTTGACCTTGATTACTTACGTAAGGTATTCCATATTCAACAGCGACATCATTTATAGCACCAGAAATAAGGTAGTTTTCTGTTTGCGTTGGTGTGGTATTTCTAATCGCTATAAAAGTACCTGCAACAAGACCTGTTATTGGTGACGCATACCCGGTTGGGTAACGCATTACAACAGACCCTGTGAGAGTTTTTATTTGATCTAGTTGCGCTTGCCTTCCAATGTTTATGTTGATGCTCACAACATTTGTCAAATCTGTATAAGTTGACCCATTATCTGTTGAATAAGAAACGGTGTATTGCTGCAGAGCCATTAGTAAATGTTGCTTACTCGAATAGGCACAGAGCCGTTTTGACGCATATATATACGCAACGCATTGACTACAGAGTTTGGGTCTCCGCCGTTGACGTTGATTGTTACGTTGTTTGTGCCACCCATTTGACCCATCTTTGACAATGGGATTACGGCCTCTGGGCCTGCCTCGCCAATCATTGCCAATGTTGGCTGATTGACAATGCCGCCGCTAGCCATCTTTGGGATGTTTATTCCGCCGCCGCTAGTTGTGCTTTCATCGCCACCAACCCTGCCAATTTTAATCTCACTGATAAAGCCAATATCAGGTAGCAATGGCAGAGCGTTGTAACCCTTAATAATTGCGTTGATTACTTTTATCCAACTGTTTGCCCACACCTCAAACACGCCAATAATGCCGTTAACTACAGCCTTTACGCCTGTGCTAAACCACTCAAACTTTTTGTAAGCAACAACTAAACCAACAACTAGCAACGCTATGCCGGCTGCGATCAAGCTAAATGGGTTAAGTGCCATAGCAATGTTTGTGGCCACAATTGCGGCGGCTACTGCGCCAATAGCGCCAGCAATAACTAAAAACGCCTCTGGATTGTCTTGTGCCCAATCAGCAAACTTTTGTAGGTACGGCAACACAGCCTCGACTGCTGGCAACAACGCTGCGCCAATTGACTCTTTAGTTTCGTCTAACGAGTTTTGCAGTATCTTAAATTTGCCTGCTGCGGTGTCTGCTGCCTCTGCTGCTGCACCACCAAACGTGCCACCTAAAACGTTCATAACGTCATCAAGTGACGCGCCATCTTTGATCATGGCTTTAATCTCTGGTGAGAGTGCTTGCAAGCCTTTCATGTTGCCGCCGTAAGCCTTAGCCAGAGCATCGCTGACCTCTGCCAATGACTTGCCTGACCCTGCAGAAATGTCTTGTGCCAATCCCAGCGCGTCTGTGGCTGTGGCAATGTCCTTAGTACCACGTACAAGGCTTGCCAATGCTGGTCGTAGTTCAGAGTCCGCGACACCAGATGCTCGACTCATCTGCGCGATCATGTCCTCGCTGGCTTTAACTTGTGCGTCTGTTGCGCCAGTGACGTTTTCTAGTGTCAAAGCCAATTGTGCTTGTTCGGCTTCGTCTTCCATTGCTGCTTTAGTAGCACCTACAAGCGCAACGCCTAAACCTGCAAGAGCAGCTGCAGCCGGCACAGCCGCTTTCTTAATTGCAAACTGGGCTTTTTCACCTGCAGTTTCTAGTTGCTTAAATTGCTTGATTGCTTTAGAAACACCCTTGCCGTCAAACTCTGAAATAATTGGAATAGACAGCATTACATTGACCTGCTTACTGTGCGCGCAGTATCCAAGATCATCTTTTCCATTTCCTTTTCGATGCCTCTACGCGCTTTATACACGGCAGGCCCAATAAGCCGAGTACGTCCAGGCCCAACAAAACCTAACTGATCACCAAGTTTGTTTGCGTTGGCACGGCCAGCCGTCTCAAAGATCGCTGTTGCTGGGTCTTTTTGCTCAATCAGGATTACGCCTACAGCGTTGCGCCGGGTGTCAATGCGTAGGCGCACACCGCTTTTGGCTTTGGCGACTGTAAACGGGAATACTTTACGGCCTCGACTATCCCACTTGTATTGCATACCAGACAACGGCAACTTTGTGTACTTGTCTTTTGCCGCGTCAATTGCTGGCTGTGCAATGTCTTTGGCTTGTGCCCTAAAGTCTTTTTGCAGCTGTGGGTCAATCTTTTTAAGCGCGTTAATAGTGTCCTTGACCCCTACTACCTGAATAGTTGTTGTTGCCGACATTGTTACCGCTTTCCCTGCTCGTTAATAACTGTAATCACTGTAAGCAAGTCGCGCGTGCCAAACGGTATTTGTTGTTCAGGCCAGAAACCTGTTGCGGCACAAACTTCGGCTAGTTGCCGTCGATAAGTGCCGCGTCCGTAGGGTTTGGGTTAGTCACATCCGCTTCTGGTAAAACATCCATTTCAGGGTTTTCTTTTAGCCAGTCCATGAAGTCATCAGGCAATTTTTCGCCTCTGACCTTTAGCAATGTGTAAGCCCAAAATGACCAGTCTCGAAACCCAGAGTTCTGTGCGTCTAATGGTTTCTTGTTAAATTTTTCTTCCCATAACGCAATGCTGAACAACGTGGTGTACAGGTACTCTGGCTCTGCATTAGTGGTACGAGTCAACTTAAGTTTAATACGCATATTGCCTGCCTTGTGTCGGGCCGTTGCCGGCTGTGATTGGTTACGCTACTGCAACGCTGTAAACGCCACCTGTAAATACAATATCTATGGTATCGAGAGCGCCTAAGGCCGCATTGACGATTGGTAATGTCTCCAAGTAGCACCCTGTCAGAGTGGAAAGTGGACAGGTTGCACTGGTCGCAGCGCTTGTTGGTTTGATCGTTACCGTTGTGGATGTGCCCACAAGTGCAGCCAATGTTGCGTAAGTCTCTGTCGCGGCAAAACTGTTGTACATTGTCAAAGTCAATGTGCTGTTCTCAAGTCCAGCCGTGTAAACGCGTGCAGTCTTGCCAAACGATGTGCTTTCCAATGCCTCGATCACGCGAGTCAAATTGGCTGCGCTGCACTGGTCGGTCAAGTCAACGGCGTTAACTGTGACTACTGGGTTAGATAGGTAAGTGCTGGTAGCCATGTGGGTTAAATCTCCTCGTTAGTGTCTGTACTAGTTTTAGCAGGTTTTTTAGGTTTAGGTGTGGATTGCTCAACAATGAAACCGCCAAACAGTAACGCTTCCACGTTGATGCCCTCTGCAGGTATGTAGGGGTCACCGACTATGCCAAGTTTGCTTGATGCGATGGTATAGATCATGCTGTTTGTGCCTGCACTTTCACTGTTAGGTCATAGCAAGGGTAAGACGCGCCGCCGATGTCAATTGAGCCGGGTCTGCCGTCTAGCACGATTACAGCCGATGCCAGCACCAATGCCACTACCTGCAAAATTTCGCGCAACACTGGCAGACCTGCAGGCCCAGAGCCAACAACTTTAAGTGGGAAATCCATAGTCACAATGTTGCCGTTACCGCCGTATGTCGTAAAACTTGGCGCTAATAGGAACACGCAGTTGGGCACAAGCCGTGTTGGGTCTGTTACTACCCTAAGCCCACTTACGGCCGTTAGCGTGGCTGCTACATCGTCTATGGCCTCGTTTAAGAGGTCTGTGTATGGTGCAGGCATTAGGCAACCGCTGGTCGGGGGATACCCAACAATTGCTTAACTATCGGCGTAAGAGATTGCTGGGTTGGTGTGCCCATTGTGTCAAACGCTGCAAACGCTGTCTCGATGCTGCCACGTGAACGCCACAGAGCTGCGGCATACATGAGCGTGCCCAGCGTGACATCGTGACCCGGTGAAGTGGTAAGGCTGTCAAAATAGCCTGCCTCTTGCCGGCGGCGATAACAGAAATCGTTGCCAGCGTTTCGTGCTTGTGTAGCAAGCGTGTAATCGTCTGACGGATTGGTAATCGTTACGCCCAAGTATGTGATCAGTTCGGCAACGGTAATCCACGTGCAGTTTTGGTTGTGTACAACACTGCCTGTGTAATCAACAACATAATTTACGCTTGTACCTGTGCAGGCGTAAATGATCTGGTTGGGTCGAGCCACCTCAGGGTTAAATTGGAACTCGCCAGTTGTTGAGTCAACACCTGTGAACTCGTACTGCGGTAAGTCAAGCACTTTAAATGTGCCTGCAAACGGCGCAGCCAATCCACTAACTGTGATGCTTTCGCCTACAACAATTTCTGCTTCCTCAAGCGTGCTAATGCACGCGTAGTTAGCAAGTAGTTGTTTACTGGCTGTTGTGTAAGTGGCCATAGCGGTCTAAGTCCGCTACAGACTAAGCGATTACGATGCCCTGAATAAACGAAGACTTAGCAACAAACGTTGAAAAATATCCGTAGTAGGAAAAAGTTCTGGACAACGTAGATGGATTGGCAATGCTAAGTACGCCCTGTTGAGCCTCGTAGATTTCGAAGCCCGGTGCGTAAACAACAAGCATTGTGCCCGATGCAAAATTGTTATCAACAACTAGCTGCAAGCCCATTACGTTCATGTTGTTGTAGCCCATGCCGCCAACTTTGCCGATCGAGTTTTGGCCCATAATGCCATCGGTGACATAACCCAAAACTGGTCGTTTGTTGCTGTCCAACTGTGCACCCAACTTTTCCCACACGTCTGGGCTTACGCACAAATGTGTTGGAAAATAGTTGCTGTCCTCTGCAATTTCGCGTGCTGCGTCATACAAAGAACTAATCAACGATGTTGGGTCACCAGCGGTAACAGTCCAAGTTGAGCCTGATGCGGTCTTGCCTGAAACAAGTGCATCTGCTGCAATGTCATCAGTCTTAATCAGGTACTCACCTGCAAGGTCATTGAGAATAATGTTCATTGACGCTGGGTCTGTAAAGTCCATGTCTTGCATTGTCAACGTGACTTGACCTGCAACAGTTGACTTTGTAACCGTGTTAGATGCGATCACCATTGTGGTTGCGCTAACTGCAGAGCCTTCGGTCTGTGTTGCGGCGCTTGTGTGCGTGGTAATTGTTGGCCTGATAAAAGTCTTGCTTGGTGTGTTCGGCATCGAGCGCGCACCAAAAGCGGTGACAACTGGACGAACAAAGTTAAGGTCTTGGAACACTGGCCCAAGAACTGGCACTGGCAAAAGACCCGGTGTATCAGTTGTAAGAACATCGCCTGCGGCTGCTTGCAATGCTGATTGCTGATCGCGCACGGCTTCTTTGTATGCAGCGTTCACGTTGTGGAAAGTGTCTCCACCAGCGTGCATTGCTGCCAAATATTCGCCAGCGGTCGGCATAACAAATTTGCGTTTTGCTTGTGCAAAAATTGGTGCAGTTGGGATGGTTGCCTCGACTGCTGGGATGGTTGCTTCGCTCATGGTTTCTGTCTCCTGTGTAGGTTCTGTTTCTATAGTACTTATTTCTGGCTCGTCTTGTGGGATACTCGCCGCAATGTCGGTGATGATCGCACCTGCAAATGCTGGCACTGGCACAAGCGATAACTCAATCCAATCGGCGGCGGTCACGGTCACTGTGCCGTCTTTGGCTGTGGTGTATTTGATTGGGTTTACGCCAACCGATACAGAGTCCAAAACGCCGTCCTGTGCAAGAATTAACGCCTCATCGCCAGCCTGTGTTTTGCTGATCTTGGCCGTAAACATCATGCCCTCTGGCGTGTCCACGCGCTCTGTAACAATGCCAATGGCGTTAGTCGAGTCGTGGTTCATGTACAGGCGCGGTGCTTTACCGTCAACTGGCAGGCTGCCTGCCTCAAAGATTACTGACGTGCCATCGGCAACGGTAGCGGCAACGCCGTAGGGTACTGCAATTCCTGTAATTTCGCGGCGGCCAGTTTCGCCAGCTGCAGCGTCAATCGTGACTTGTGATGCAATAAATTTAATCATGATTGCGACTGTACCTCATCGTAGGACTCTGGTTGTGCCATTTCGTTGTTCTCGCTGTAGTCACCCATCAGGTATCCCTCAACGTCAAATTCAACATATGTGCCGTTAGGCAAAACATTGTTTTGGCTTAATGTGCCGGCTATGCAATCGGCATAGGCGCGTGCGCCAAAAGTCCACAGATCGGCGCGGCTTTCTTTGCTTGACTGGTACGAGTAACTGCCTACCGACACGCCCACCAAATATGGTGGCACGTTGCACAAACGCGCCATTTCCATTGCC